GTACTTCTTCGGTCCTGGTGCTTTCGCTTATGCAACTGCTCCCGCAAAGACCCCTCTTGAAACGGATCGCGATTCCCTGAAAGGTATCGACTTCCTGATCAACCGGACGCATTATCTGGTGCATCCAAATGGTCTGAGCTGGACCGGCACTGCTGCTGCAAACTCGCCCAGCAATGCTGAGCTTGCTACTGGCACCAACTGGACGAAAGTGTTTACGGATAACCGCAACATCCGTATCACTCAACTGAAGGCCTACGTCTGATCGACGTAGAATGAGACCGGCCCCCTTCGGGGGGCTTTCTTTTTACCTGGAGGTACTTGAAATGGGAATGGCAGCACTTCGTCTTGCCGAGCAAGAGCGCCAAGAGCGTGAAGCGGCAGCCGCAGAATGCCCGATGCCGAAACCAGCAGCCGAGGAACAGCCCAAGGCCGCTACGGTGACTGCAAAGGCAAAGCCCGCAGCCAAGGGCTGAGTCACAACGGAGCAGGTCGATGGCTTTTGTATCAACAATTGGCGCTTCTGACGCCAACTCATTCTTGAGCGTTGCTCGGGCCTCGACCCTTCTCGGTGAGCTACCCGCAAGCGCGGGCATTACGGCCTGGCTTGCACTTACGACTACGCAAAAAGAGCAAACTCTTGTTGCTGCGTCAATGACGATCAATCCCTTGAAGTGGAAGGGAACCGTTGCGACGCAAGAACAATCTCTGGCTTGGCCTCGTCGCATGAAAATTGATGGGCGAGTTCTGCCATATGACGAGCTTCCGATTGATTTTGAAATTGCAGTAGCCTATATGGCTGCATTTCTTGGCAGTGGTGGCGGATATACAGCGGTTGCAGTTAATGATGGCGGTGCGTCGCTGCGTGATACAAATCAATACGAAGAAGTTGAGCTTGGCGATGGGGCATTGCGCGTCAAGTTCAAAGGCGGGGATGCTCCTCAAACGGGCATGGATTATATTCCTCCCTTTTCAATGGATATTCTGAGTCGCTACGCAATTGACTCAAGTTTCAATCAGCCGTATGTGACGCGAGATAGCGTTGCACGACTTGATCCGTATTACGGAAATTCCGCGTTCCGCCCAAATCGTATTCGTGTCGTGGGCAGCCAAATCTATCCCTCCTATGGTGGGTGGGCCAGCAATCCCCTTTGATGAGCCATGTCGCTGGTTGATAGCATTTTTAGTTCGATTCCGGGGCCACTGATTAGTCAGTTTGGGATCAACGCTACTTACGTCAAAACTTCGCAGAACCAAACATATAATCCCGTTACCGGAACGGTTTTGGGTGCAACGACAGAAATTGCCGTAAAAATTGTTATTGCCGATCTCAAGCCAGAAGAGAGAAACGACGCGCAGCAGTCAATGATAAAAATTATCATTTCTGCTTCTAGCCTCGGCAGCTACTATCCAAGGGTTTCGGATTCCATCAAATACGCACAAGATGGAAGGATGAGGGTCGCGGAGATAGTTTCAATTAATAATTATCGTGGCGATGACCCTATTATGCACACAGTCATTGCGAGGCTGAGCTGATATGGCACCGAGGAGAGCAAGAAGCTCGGCGCGACAGGCTGGACTTCAGAAAACAATTGACAAGGGAATTGCGGCCGAAGTAGAAAAAATAGCAAGGCGCAAACTCGCAAGGGGAATACAGGAGTTTGCGATTCGCTCAATGAATAGCCTTGCTCAGCAGGGACCGGCGTGGAGCGGTGAATTTTCCGCATCGTGGGGATTCGCGCCACAGGGGCAAGCGCCAAATACTCCTGGCACGACGGGAAGAATTTACAGATACACGAAAAACGATGTAAATATCTACGAGGTAGAGCGTTACTTAAGGGCTGGCTACGAAAAATTTAGCATTTCCAATACATCGGAGCACGCAGCAATCGCAATTGACGAGGAGGAGGCAAAGTTTGCACCTCCCTCCTATCAGCCATACCCAATTGGCGATGTGGTTAAATTCGGAAGCAGCAGGCCAAGTAACGAGCACCTTCGCTGGCAAATAAGAGACGATAACATGGAGGAGGATGTTACGTCTCAAATCACGGCAGAACCCTTTTGGTATCAAAATTATTTACGCGGCGGTGGACTCCAGCAAGACTTGAGCGCTGGTTTTTCTTTTGGCTTTGAGGCAGTGCAATGAACTACCAATCTATCCGCGCAAAAATTGAAGGCCCATTGCTCACCGCCTATAATTCGCAGTCACCAGCAGTTCCAGTCTACTTTGACAACATTACTTTTGTTCCACCTGACCCACCGGATGAATACGTTCGCGTAAACTTAACATTTGGCATGATGACCGAATCTGCGCTTGAGCAGTGTTTCGATCATGCAAGGGGCGCATTGATCATCCGCTGCTTTGCCGCAAAGAACAAAGGCCCCGCTCGCTGCCAAGAAATGCTTGCTATTGCGAAAACTGTTATTGATCAAATCAATTCAACCCGCAAGACAGCTGTTGATACTTACGTTAGGGTCAGGGATATAAGTGGTCCGAGGTTTTCATCAGTAGATGACCTAACTCATTTTATTGGCCGATTTGATGCTGGCTGGGAAGCTGCTGTCAAGTAAGTCGCTACGCTGCCCTTAGCCGGGCAGTGCCCGCTAAAGCCACTACCCCCTGTTTGTCATGGCAACCGTTCTGTCCGGTATTTCCGGGGCTTTCTACTATAAGCCCGCAGGCACCTATGCAACTTTTGGCGAGCTTGATGTCAACGCCACCAACAACACCATTTTCGTTGGAACCTACATGGGTTTCCGCGTTGGCGATCCCATCAAGTTTGACATCTGGAATACCACTACCAACACAACTGGTACTGGCACCCTCCCGTCCACGCTGGTCGGCGCCAACACCTATTACGTGTTGACCTATTCGCAGACCACCGGCCTGATGACGATTTCTTCGACATCTGGTGGCACTGTTGAGGACATCACCAACGACGGCACGATCGTCTCGCCCAACAAGTTCCGCGTTCAGTACGCAAGCTTTGGTGCCGTCGCTGAAGTCCGCGACTGGAGCATTGAGATTTCTCGCGCAGAAATCGACGTGACAACCATTGGCCAATCCCAAACCGAATACGTGCCCTTCCGCTCGTATATTTCCGGTTTTGGTGACGCAAACGGTAGCGCCACTGTTTACATGACCGACGAAGACAACGCTTTCGCCAACCGCATCATCACTGATGTGCTGCGCCGTAAGCAGGTTGGCGCCACGATGAAGCTCTACATTGACCGTGTGGAGACCGCTGGCGTGGTGGATGACACCAAGAGTCGTTCGATCGAGACCGAAGTCACTCTGACTTCTGCTTCTTTCACAGTTAACCCGGACGATGCCCAAAGCATCTCGATCAACTTCCGTCCGTCCGCCGCCGTGAACCTGGATCTTGTTACTGCTTGATCACCGCCTAGGTCAACTGGCCCCGCTTCGGCGGGGCTTTTCTTTTTACTGGAGCCACCACAGTGCCTACTTCTGTTACGCACGGGACTCTTTCTGACGGAAGGCTTCTGGAGATTAACGCCACAGAAGATGGCAGGCTTGAAGTGGATGCAGAGTTTTCCAGTTCATCGGCTGATTCTTTTGGAAGGCTGAAGGTTGCGCAGCCGTTTACTCTTTTTGACTCAAGTCATAGGTTCTCGGACAATAGTCTTTGGAATACGCCTACCGCTAACGGGGGAGCCGCGAATTTCAATGCAGATCAAGGTTTGGTCGATCTAACTGTTACCTCTTCGTCTGGATCGAAGGTAATACGAGAAACCAAGAAAGTTTTTGCTTATCAGCCAGGAAAGTCGCTTCTTCCGCTTAATACCTTTGTTCTTTCGCCTGCCAAGACAAACCTCAGGCAAAGATGTGGATACTTTGGTAGCGAGAATGGCGCTTACATTGAACTTAGTGGCAGTCAAGTTAGTTTTGTTCTTCGCAGTAAGGTAAGTGGCGGCATTATTGATACTCCGGTAGTTCAATCATCTTGGAATGGCGCTGACAAGCTCGATGGCGCCGGCCCATCGGGCATAACTCTTGATCTTTCAAAAGCTCAAATTTTTTGGACGAATTTTGAGTGGCTTGGCGTTGGAACCGTTAGATGTGGCTTTGTGATCAATGGTAAATTCGTCCATTGTCACTCTTTTCACCACGCGAACCTGATTACCAGCACTTACATGACAACGGCCTGCCTGCCGTTGCGCTATGAGATTGAAAACCTTGGAGCTACTGCTTCTAGTAGCACAATGAAGCAGATATGCTCAACTGTTATTTCTGAGGGTGGATACGAAATCAGGGGCAGGCATGGATCTGCCGGAACAGCGATAAACATACCGTATTCAATGGCAACGGCTGGAACTTATTATCCAATTGTTGCGCTTAGGCTTAAATCTACAAAACTTGATTCGATCACAATTCCAACAGCCGCATCAGTCTTTGGCACTGGAAACAACCTTATTTACAAATGGAGAGTAGTCACGGATTCGACTGTTACTGGCGGCTCCTGGGATACAATTGATGCGAATTCCTCAGTCGAGTATAATATTGGGGGAACCAGCATCACGGGCGGCAATATAACTTCGTCCGGTTACTTTGTATCCTCAAACCAGTCTAGGCCAATCGCGGACATTATCAGGCAGTTGTTGTTTTCTTTGCAGCTTGAAAGAAACACTTTTACCTCGACGCCCTCTGTTTTTGCGATTGCAATGTCCTGCAACACGAACACGACGAATGCCTACGGCTCGATCGACTGGGAGGAAGTGACTCGCTGACGGTCTTGGTTCTTGGCGCTTTTTGATTTGATGCTGTAAGCTTTGAGCTGAACGCTTCCTTTTTATGAGCGCCGCACCATCCCCCGCCTCGACAATCAGGGCCATTGATCGCCTGCGCAAAGCAGCAAACTTTGAGCCGATTCGCCAGGAAATTACACTTGGCAATGGCGATGAGTTCGTGTTTTACGTTTCCCCGCTGAATGCAGCGGAGCGCGAAAAGGCGCAAAAAGATGGAGGCTCGGATAGCAATGGTTTTGCTATGCAGCTTCTCGTTCAGAAAGCTCTTGATGAAAACGGCGAAAAACTATTCAAGGCTGGTGAAATTCCCGTCCTGAAGCGCGAAGTTGAAGACGAGGATCTTCAGAAAATGATTCTCTGTGTTCTCAGGCCTCGCGGTTCGGAGGATGCCGAGCCTGACGCCAAAAGCAGTTGAAAAAGAGCTTGAGTTCGACGGGCGCCTTTTCTTTCAGTTATCACTCGCTGAGGCTCTTCACTGCACGCTCAATGAGCTGAAGACGAAAGTCACAGACGAGGAAATGTCTCTTTGGGCCGCATACTTTGCGATCAAAAAAAGACAGAATGATAAAATGATGGAAGACGCCAAGAAAAACGCAAAGCGCAGATAGCCCTTGCCGCCCCCTCATGGGGGCGGCTTTTTCTTGCCTCGCTAGACTGTCGCTAACTTCAGGTCGATCGAGTGGCTAGCTACGACGCCCAAATTAATTTAATTGTTGGCGGGCTTAGAGAACTTGATCGCCTATCTGATAGATTGCGCTCTATTGAGAAGCAAATAGTTGATGTAAACAGGCTTGGCGTTGGCCCTCGTGGCCGAGACCCCGAAACGGGCCAATTTACGTCTAACAGGGAAAACAGGGAAAGGCTTCGCCGTCTTCAGGAGATTTCGCAGCGCGAAGATCGCATTGCAAGCGCAAGACGTAGACTGATAAAAGAGCAAAACGATCAACTTTCTAGTCAAATTCTTCTTCAGTCAAGACTTAATAGTGCGACTGATCTTTACCAGCGAAAACTGGAAGAATTTAGTCGTGGTGGCGCAGGTTCAAAGCTTACGGATGAACTAAAGAATCAAGTACAGGAGATAAAGCGAGCCTTTGATGAAGTCACGAATGGCGGGACAAAAAATCTTTCTCTTGTCAGGAGCCTTGCGACCGAGCTTGGCAGAGTAGTTGAGCGTCAAAACGAAATCAACAGGCTGTCTACTTTTCAGTCAAAGGCTTATTTTCAGGCTCAGCAATTTGAAAGGCAGATTGCCACATTGCGATCTTCTGGCGTACGGGCTTCCGCGTTTTCTGGCGTTGGCGGTCAAATGCGTGAATTCAGATCCGCCTCCTCTCGTGGCTCTGAATTTGAAGCGCAAGATGCTGCAAGGAAAATCAAAGAAACGCTTGCGCGTATCGCAAGAGAATTTGAAGAAAGTGTTGCAAGGATCAAATCGGCAGACAAGGCCGCAGCCTCCTGGGAGAAGTTCTTATCGGAAGCCGCTGTAACTACATTAAAAATTAAGCAAGATCAGAAAGATGCCGCTAGCAAGTGGCAGGCATTTTTCAATGGTGCCGCTGCTGAAACGCTTGAGATCAGGCAATACGCGAAAGACACGGCAAAATCCTGGCAAAACTTTTTTCAAGATGCTGGGCTGGAGGCGGATCGGCTTAGAACCCAAAAGCTTTCTAAGTTTGCGTTTTTGCGTGGCACGCCGAATGCCTACGAAACAGAAGCTGGTCCGCTTCCAGCTGGAAGAGCTGGTGGGCCTCGCTATTTTCAAGAAATTGCGGACCAGCAAAAACAGCTCTTGGGGATAGAAAAAGAAATATCTCAAATTAGGGAAGAGTCAATCAGAAAAACGCTCCAGCTTGAAGAGCAACAGTTTAAGAATGCTCAAAAACGAAAAAAATTATATGGGGAAATTAGTTCGTCCCTCCTTGATGCAGTTTCGTTCGGCAAAGGATCTGACATTGAGCGAGTCATAGCACAAAAAACAGAAGAAACAATCAAAGGACTAAAAAACAGTCTTATTCGTGGTGGCCTTGGTCTTGGTGGCTTGGGTCTCGGCAAAGCTGCCTTTGCGACTTCTGGTGTTGCGGCTGCGCTCGCGCAACAGGCCGCGACTCAAGCCGCTGGATTTAAGGGGCTTGGAATGCTTGATCCCACTGCGGCTATGTCAGCCTCAGCTCAGGCAATCATTCAAACCTTTGGTTCAATTGGGAATGCGGTGAATGACGCACTTGGCGGTGTGCCCGGTGTGGTTGCTGACATGCTTTCTGCGGTTGGCCAGATACCAGACTCACTTGGACTTGCCGCTGTTGCAGCTTTTGCGTTTGCACCGGCAATAAAAAATGTCAGCGAGGGATTGTATAATCTTGGCAAGGCCGCAGGTGAAACAAAGATTGGCGCATCGGTCAACCAGTTCCTGACAAATATAAATCCACTTGCGGCGGCAGCCTACGGAAGCATCGAGGCTTTGACGAATGGCCTTGATCAGCTTCGCGGAAAGGCTATCAATCTTCAGCAAATTGCCGCTGAATCCAAGAATCTTACAAGACAGCTTAATGATGAATATGAAAGCCTTCCTCGCGCTCTTCCCGCCGCAGGAGGAACATCTTTTAAGGGCGCAGTTGAATACGATCCGCGAATTGGCGCATTTGCTGGCGGTGGAGCGCGTGCGCTGAACACTGAAATTGCTCAAACTCTTTTCAATGGAGAAAAGCTTTCTCAGGTGTACGGGAGCGCCGGATCAAAGATAGAATTTATGGCGAATGGGGCTGGCGTTCTTGTTGCAAGGTCAGAAGAGGCCGCTGCCTCCACGTCTATGTTTGCGGAGAAACTTGGGCAGGCGGCAGAAGAAGCAAAAACAATTACGGACTACCTGCGCGAAGCGGTAGAGTTGCAAAAAACAACTGAAACATCGACTCAACGGTTTATACGTGAAACACGCGAGCGCGGTCGCGCAATTCTTGAAAACCAGAAAAGTGAGCAAATAGCTCGCGAGCGTTCTAGCTCGTTGCTTGGCGGCCAGTATTCGGTTTCGCAGGTTCCCGTTCGCGGAGAGCTGTTTCCGGGTGGTCGCACCGAGACCCGCCAGCCCGACTATCGGGCAATGCTCAATCAGGCAGCACAGGCTTCGCAAGCGGCCGAGGAGTCGCTAAATGCTCTGCGCCAAAGAGCAATTGAAAGCCTAAATCTGCCAAAGTCTGTCATTAGCTCAATGACAGAGCAGCAAAAAATTGCTGCTGCCAGTGAGCAGATTGAAAGAAGAACCCTTGGAAATGTTTCCGAAGGTGTTGCTGCCAGAAGAACTGCTCTTGGCGTTATGCAGCAGGAGCAAATTACACTTGCTAGTATTAATGCAGAAAACGAGCGCTCCGTTGAAATAATTAGGCAGCGAAATCGTGAACTGCGGGCAACTCCGGTTGCCGCAATGACGCCGCAGGAGCGAGTCGGGCAGGGCATTTTTGATCCTGCGACTCTCCGCGCAGATCGTCTTCGTCGTGTCAGGCAGGGGCGCAAGCGCCAAGAGGCTGGCGGACGAGCCCTGAGCGAAGGCTTGGTTGGCGGCGCCTTCCCCCTCCTGTTCGGGCAAGGTGTTGGCGCGTCACTTGGCGGCCTTGCTGGTGGTATTGGTGGAGGCTTTGCTGGTGGCGGCCTTGGGTTTGGTCTATCACTGATTGGCACTGCTCTTGGCAGCGCTCTCGATGGGGTTTCCAAAGCCGCTCAAGATACCGGCAAAGCACTTCGCTATCCAGCCGAAAGCTTTGAGCAACTCAAGCAGGCGGGTCTGCTTGCTGGAAAGCAGCAAGAGTTTTATATTAAAAAACTAATCGAATCCGGCAGGATAGCAGAAGCCAATGCGGTAATTCAGAGTCAAATTATTTCCAAGATCGGTACTAAGGGTGTAAATGATCTTGCGGCCCTCGGAAAGTCATCGGATGAATTAAGCAAAGCTTGGGCTGAGTTCAATCTTCAGCTACAAGCTGCACTTGCTGGTCCGCTCGCGGGACTTCTTAAATGGGTTGCGAACATTCTTGCCCTTGGAAACGAAGTTGGTCGCGAAGTTGCATTCCAGGAAGACGTTCTTCGCGGTCTGTCGGAAAAGGATAGAAAAGAGCTTAAGCGCAGGGAGTCGGAGATTCTTAATCGCCCCGGTGGAAACGCTTTTAACGAAGAAGCTAGAAGGAAAGAGGTTTCTGGCGTTTATCGCGAATTTGCGCCAAGATCTACACGTCCAGCGGTTGCAGGCGCACTCACCCCAGAGCAGCAGGAGGCGAGTTTCAAGGCAGCTCAGCAGGTTGCTGATGAAATCAGATCTGCTTATCGCGAAGGATTCCAGCTTCAGCAGCAAGCGATTGATCTTCAGCGCCAAGGCGTTGATCTTCAGCGCCGAGTCGCTGATGATATTTTTAACAAGCAACAAGAAATTCAAAGAAAAATTATTGATACGGAGAATCAGAAAAAGCAAATTGCCATAGAGACAGTCGATCTTGAGTATCGCAGGCGTATTAGCAATGAAGAAGGGCGCGTCGCTGAGGTGCTTGCAGCAGAGGCTGAATTCATTAAAGTTAAAAAGCAGGGCGAAGCTGACATTGAAGCCAAAAAACGCAATCTTGAACTCGATATTGCCAAGCAAAAGCGAGATACAGAAAACTATATTTTCCAGCTTTCTCGCGATATTGACAATATTCGTCGTGCAACGCTTAACTACGAAATGCAGGTGGCCGATTATCGGCTTGAAATTGAGCGCAAGATAGAAGATCAGCGCAGGATCACCAACGCTGCTCAGGCTGCTGCGGCTGGCGCTCCTGGCACCGGTCAAGTGTCTCCAGATGGCCGCTCCTATTACGGCCCTGGCGGCGCCGCCTCTTCCGGTGGTTTTCCCGGCGGCGCAAGAACCTCAAGGACAAGAGACCGAGACGCAGAGAGAACTGGCTGGGACATCACTATGCCCGGTGGGCGAGGCGCCTCTGTTAAATCACCAATTGCACTAACGATTACCGGGACTGGATTCCAGGGACGTGGCGCGGGATCAACTGGAAAAGGATACGGAAATTGGATTACTGGGGAATTCTCGCTTGGCGGCAAGAACTATGAACTGCTGCTTGGACATTTTGATCGCGTCGATGTTGCCAAGGGAATGCAGGTTCCGGCGGGTACATCACTTGGGACTCAGGGTATAACCGGCAGGACTTTTGGCACTCATGTAACAACTCACGTAAACCCGCGTCGCGGTGCTTCGACTTCCGATGCCTGGGCGGCGCTTGACACGCTTACAAAAGCATGGGAAACCGGCAGGCCTATTACTCCACTCTCCCCCGGCAGCATTGTCCCTCAGTATCAAAGTGCGCAATCGCAAGTGCGGAACAGGCCGGTCGTTCCAATGGCCAGCGCTGGCGATACTGGCGCAACAATGAGAGGGCTCACCGCTCAAGATGAAAAAATCAGGAGGCGAAGTGTTCAGCTTGAAGAACAGCTGAATAAGCTTGGCGAAAAAAATGCACTGCAGCGACTTAGCGAAATCGCGAGAGGAGAGATTGGGCTGAAGCAGCGCAACGATGCAATTGCATTGCTTAAGAATGAAATAACTGTTGTTCGCGCAGGCAGCCAGGAACTGCAAGAGAGGGTTCAGCTTGAGGCCGATATTCTTACAAGGATTGAACTGAGAGCGGAAGAAGACAGAAAAATACTTGCTACCACGAAGTTGACGGGAGAGGCAAAGCAGCAATTGGAGCAGTCGCTTGCTGCGGGCCTTGCAATACAAAAACAGCAGGTTGATCTTGACAGAGAAGCGCTTAACTTAACGCAGCAAAAGCGATTTGAAATACAAATGGCTGCTGTTAAGTCAGAAGGAATATTTAGGAATATTGGAGTCAGGTCCGGTTACATAGGTGAAGCAGCTGCTGCATTTGAGGCAGAAATGCGTGCAAGTGGAGACCTGGAAAAAGCAAAGCAGATTGCAAACGAAACACAAAAAAATCAAACAGCCTATGGCAATCAAATGCTTGAGGCGTACAACCAGGCGGCCACAGCTCTTCAGCAGGTTGCAACTTGGGAAAATATTGGCGTTACGGCGGCAAATTCCATTGGCGATGCCTTTGGCAATGCTTTCCGTCAAATTTCTGCCGGTACTGCATCGACGCAAGAAATACTTGCCGGGTTCTTCCAGGGCCTCGCAAACAGCTTTGCGGATATGGCGGCGCAAATGATTGCAAATATGGTGCAAATGTTTATTTACAAGCAGCTACTTGGTGGCTTGTTTGGTGGCGCCGGTGCTGCCGGTGCTGCTGGTGCAGGCGTAACGGGTGTTGTCGGTAATTTTAATCTTGGGGCGGCTCAGTACACATTCGCGAATGGCGGTGTATTCACAAATGGCAGCCTGATTCCATTTGCAATGGGTGGCATAGTTTCCTCACCCACTCTCTTCAAGTTTGCGGATGGTGGGGCCATGCAGACCGGCCTCATGGGCGAAGCTGGCCCAGAGGCCATCCTGCCTCTTAGCAGGGGTCCAGGGGGCCGCCTAGGCGTCGATGCGAGCGTTTCTGGTGGTGGTGGCATAACCAACAACGTGACCGTTAACGTCGATGCAAGCGGCTCCAAGGTGCAGGGTGACGACCAGCAAGCTGGCCAGCTCGGGCGCATTGTCTCTGCGGCAGTTCAACAGGAACTGATCAAACAACAAAGGCCCGGAGGCATTCTTGCAAGGTAATGGCCAGTTTTCCAGCCTACAAACCTGTTTACTCCGCAACAAAGAAGTCCGAACCGGCGGTGCGAACTGCTGAATTTGCGGGCGGCTATCAGCAGCGCACGATCGTTGGGATCAATCAAAATCCAAAGGAATGGTCACTGTCTTTTATTCTTGCGGATGAGGATGCGAATACGGTAGAAGCATTTCTTGATGCGCGAGCAGCAGATTGCGATTCGTTTGACTGGGCACCGCCAGATTCCCAGATTTCATACAAATGGGTATGCAGCGGCTGGTCTAGAGAACTGTTTGAAGTTGGCTACAGTAGAATAAGTGCAACTTTTGAGCAGACGTTCGATCTGGGATAAATAATGGCAATTTACTTTCCCCCTTACAATCCAACATATTCGGCCTCAAAAAAATCAGAGCCGCTGACTACAAAAACTCGCTTTGGCGATGGCTATCAACAGCGCGTCAACTTTGGCTTTAATCAAAATCCAAAGGAATGGTCGCTATCTTTTAATGTTTCAGAGCAAGATGCCGATGCGATTGAGTCATTTCTGAACGCAAGAGCGCTCGATTGCCAACCATTCGATTGGACGCCGCCAGATTCGCCAACATCTTACAGATGGATCTGCTCTTCTTGGACGCGGGAATTGTTCGATATTGATCGAAGCAGGATTGATGTAACATTTAAGCAGGTATTTGAGCCCCCATCCCCACTGATCTACGGCTACGCCAGAGGCTCCAGCCAATTTATTGGCCTTATGTACACACCTGGCGCAGCGATTTATCCGGGGTATGCGCCCGGCTCTAGTTCACAGATTTCGCTGGCATTTGTATCTGGCTCCGCCGGTACTCCGGCATTTGCTCCTGGCGTCAACCTACGGATTTCTGTATCACTTATACAGGGGGCCGCAATACCGCCCGGATACGCGCCAGGCGCCAATCTGCAAATTGCATTAGCGTTTGCGCCGGGCGAAGCATTTGTACCCGGAAATGGGCCTGGGACTAACCTGCAAATTACATTAACACTTGCATCTGGTGCTGCAACCGGCAGTAGCGGTGGTGTACCGACAGGAGACGGCTCTACATTCTGGCAGGAGTGGAGATACAGCGAAGCCGATGAGCAGATTCTTCTTTACGAAGACGAACCCACTACTCCCGCCGCTGTTGATGGTGCCGCGTACTGGAACAGGTGGCAGTCGTGGACAGAGGATCCGCCACTCATATTTGAAGAATCCACGTAAGCTACTGCTAGGCTGAGTTCGCACCCGTCAACCTTCACCTTCTTTCGTACCTAACATGGCAGCTCCCAACATTAAATCTGGCAGCTCCGTCACGACCGTCACCGGCAAGACGGTCGGCTATGCCGTCACCACATCAATGGCTGCAGCGCTGAGCAATGGCGCCAGCAGCGGCAAGGTGCTGAAAATCAACTCGGTGTACTGCGCCAACGTGGATGGCGCCGCAACAGCCGACATCAGCCTGGAGCATTACAACGGCACCACGGGGTTTGCCATTGGCAAGACGATCACCGTGCCAGCTGATGCCACTCAAGTCCTCGTGACACGCGAGGCGTACATCTACCTGGAGGAAGGCCACAGCCTCCGCGCACAGGCCAGTGCTGCCAACGACCTGGAGCTGGTCATCTCCTACGAGGACATCAGCTGATGCTTGGCTTCAACGGTGGCTTAATGGGCGTCCGGCGCACACCGACAACCGGCACAGCGTCTGGTCTGTGGTTTCAGAATGAGCAAAGCGTTGCACAGCGGGCGGGGATTTGGACAGTCCCTGCAGGGCCAAAGGAAGCAAGATACTTTCGGCTGGCAAACTTTGCCAATACCGCGCTTGATGCTAATGCGTTAGATTTCGGTGAAATCGAGCTTTACGATCAAGAAACTAAACACACTGGAATTACATGCACTACCAACATTACATGGGATAGTGGTCAAGATAGCTTTTTGGTTGATGGCATCCTGGATGCAACTCGGTCGTACACAACGAGCTGGAGCAGCATACGATCAACAGCAACGATTACACTGGATCTCGGCTCAACTAAAACCGTAAGTCACATAAAGATTTTTAGTTTATTTACTCAACCTCGCTTTCCTGCATCTTTTGACCTACAAACCTCAGCTGACAATGTGACTTACGCAACCGTTGCCACAGTGACCGTGGGAACTTTGTCTCTTGTTAGTGGTGCGATCTACGCCAGCAGCAAGGTGGCTCTTTGATCATGCTCTACTCCCACTGCCAAGCTACCCCAGCACCCCTGCCGCACCGCATCCGCTTTGCGGACGGCAGCACCCGCACCGACAGCAGCACCTTCACGCCTGACGAACTGGTGCGTGCCGGTTACAGCGGCCCTTACGAGCGCCCCGAGTGCAACCCGAAGCTGGAGACCATCGACTGGGACGGCACGCAGTTCCTGGTGCGCCCCTACAGCTTCGATGAGCTGCAAACGCAGCACGCCAAGATCCGCCAGCAGCGCATCGAGCTGCTGCAGTCTTGCGACTGGACGCAGATCACCGACTACGACCTCGGCGCCGATCGTGATGCCTGGGCGACCTACCGCCAGGACTTGCGCGACCTGGCCGATGCTGCCAATCCATTCGACATCACCTGGCCGCAGCCACCCGCCACCGCCTAGCCATGTCTCCTGTCTTCGCCACCAACGGCGGCCTCTCCGGCGCCAAGCGCAACACCAGCCTGTCTGCGGCCTCAGGCATCTGGATGCTGGAGGAACAGAACCTGGCCAGGCGTGCCGGGCTTTGGCCAGCATCACCATCAGAACTCTACAGGTATTACAGGCTAGATACATTTGCAAACACATCACTAAACGCAGACACCATCGAAATCGCAGAGGTTGAACTTTACAACAATAACACGGTAATCACAGGCGTAACAGCAACTGGCAGCTTTACTTGGGATGGTGGAGTCTATAGCGGCATCGTTGATGGAACCACGAACGATCGAAACTACAGAACATCCTGGAGCGGGATCCGAAGCTCAGCAACCATTACTTTCGACATGGGCTCTGCCGTAGCGTCGCCTACGCACATTCGCATCTTTGTGACCTATGGCGGTGGATTGTATGGCCCCAGATTCCCGGCATCGTTTAATTTCAACGCATCAAACGAAAGCAACGCAAACTTTGTCAGCCTGGCAACCATAACAGTCGGAACAAGTCTCAATGTAGTGACCCAAGACACTCTCTATGTAACAAATAAGGTAGCGATTAGTTAATCCCGCGCATGATCATGCTCTACTCCCACTGCCAAGCTACCCCAGCACCCCTGCCGCACCGCATCCGCTTTATGGCGGTACCAGCAATAGATACTCCAGCCTGTTCACTTCGCCCTCCATTGACAACCCTGCGATCATGCGCATTAATAATTCCTCCAGCGCTACGTTTAACACAACTGGCGGGTTTGAAATCGGCAATGATCGTGGCTACTCAAGTCTTAATCGCGGCTGGTGTGGCTTGATTGGCGAATACATCGTTTTCTCTTTTGTGCTAAACAGCACTGATCGAGACTCATTGCAAACGTGGCTGGCATTCAAGTGGGGCATCATGCCAGCTGAGCACGCCCAGCCCTTGCGTTCGCGTTGATCGGTCTCTACTGCCTGTTCAGCGTTTAGACTGCCGCAAAGATCCTGCAGCTAATGGCCTCACTCATTTTCAACTCGTTCTCGGATGACCTCGCCAGGGGGCTCATCGACATGGATGGCAATACATTTAAGATGATGCTTGTGACGAGTTCCTATGTTCCAGATAAGGACACTCATACAAAAAGAAGCGATGTAACCAACGAAGTAATCGGAACTGGTTATAGCGCTGGTGGGACAACCTGTGCCTGCACCGTAGTTAAAGATACTGCCAACGACAAAGTTACGTTTACGTTTGCGGTCACGGACTGGCCCACTAGCACAATTACAGCTCGCGCAGCTGTAATCTATCAGTCTACTGGCACTGCATCCAGCGACCGCCTGGTGGTCTACGATGACTTCGGATCAAACGTAGTGTCTTCCACCGCAACCTTCTCGGTCGCACAGAACATTATCACCCTGCAAAACTAATGAGCACCATCGTAACCCGTTCCGGCAAGGGCGTACCGCTTACGCACACAGAGCTTGATAGCAATTTTGTCAACTTAAATATTGACAAGGCTGGATACGTTATAGGGGAAGGCGGGTCGGTAACCCAAACAACCGATAAAACAACTTCCGTAACGCTTAACAAAAAATGCGGGCAAATTACAGTAAATGGCTCAGCTTTGGCCGCCAATACTGTAGCTACTTTTACTCTTACGAATAGTACAATTACGGCAACAGATATTATTGTGCTGAATCACGTATCATTTGGTACGTTTGGCAACTATGTTTTAAGTGCTAGGGCCGGTGCCGGTGCTGCCACGATCGCAATCCGAAACATCACAGACAGCTCGCTTTCAGAAACACTTCTAATTGGATTTGCAGTAATCAAAGCAACTATTACATAATACATGGATTACGTTGTATCTGAGTATTGCGTATTTGGATACGTCGATACCGGTCCATCCCTAACATCTGCGCTTCAGGATGTTTCTCCGAGTGCGGTAATTGAGCTGTTTCAGCTTATTCTAAATATTAAACAGCACGGACTGCTCCAGACTTTGTATTTTCATGCGGGCACCAATCAGCTAGATACTAATGTAATTTGGCAGGGTAATACATACGCGGCCATTCCAATAGAAGCTGATGGCTTTGAATGGGACGGACAGGGATCCCTGCCACGACCAAAGATTCGCATAGCCAACATTCTCGGTACGATAACCAATCTCATTCTTTCTTTGCCCGATGGTTTAGAGGGAGCCAGGGTAGTGCGCATACGCACTTTGGCGCGTTTTTTGGATGCTGCGAATTTTCCATCTAACACGAATCCCGAGGCCGATCCAACGGCCTCATGGGAGCCAGAGATTTACTATGTAGACAGAAAATCATCGGAAACTCGCGTAGCAATTGAGTATGAGCTTGCAAGTGCTTTTGATCTTGTCGGGGTACGAGTGCCAAAGCGGCAGTGCGTTACACGCTGTCAATGGGTGTATAGATCCGCCGAATGTGGGTACAGCGGTACTGACTTTTTCAATGAAAAAGATGAAGAGGTCACCTCGGCCGCCTTGGATGTATGCAGCAAGCAGCTTTCTGGATGTGAGCTAAGATTCGGACAATACACCGAGCTGCCGTTCGGCGGCTTCCCTGGTATCGGGACATTTTTTGTATGAGCTGGCAAGAAAAAGCGTTAAACCATGCAAAATCTGCATATCCAACCGAATCGTGCGGACTTGTTGTCATCATAAAAGGAGAAGAAGTGTACTGGCCGTGCAAGAATATATCGGTGTATCCAGAGCAGATGTTTACCATAAATCCAGATGATTACGCGCAGGCAGAGCAGGCAGGTGAGATTATGGCCATAGTTCATAGTCATCCAACAATGTCGGCAGTAGCCAGTAACGCCGACAAGGTTGCAGCAGAAAAGACTGACCTGCCGTGGCACATAGTCAATCCACAGACTTCGTTTTGGTCTACTTATACGCCATGTGGCTACATGTCTCCTTTGGTCGGCAGAGAATGGGTGTGGAGCGTGCAGGACTGCTGGACACTGGTCCGTGACTGGTACGGAGAACAGGGCATCGAGCTTCCTGACTGGGATCGGCCCGTGAATCCAATGGATTTCATCAAGGCCCCCATGTTTGACTCCTGCTGGCCTGCGGCCGGATTCAGGGAACTGAATGATGACGAAGAATTGCGGCCAGGGGATGCTCTGCTTATGTCGATTCAATCAGACACAGGATTGAACCATTGCGGCGTATATATTGGAGACGGTATGATACTTCACCATTTACGCAGTAGGCTTAGCAGTCGTGATATTTACGGGGGTTGGCTCCTAAAATGCACTGGAAGGAGGTTGCGTCATGCTTCGCAAGATTAGGCTTTATGGCAGCCTTGCAAAATTTGTAGGCTCAAGAGTTCTGGAGGCTGATATAAGCACAGCGGCTGAGGCCGTGCGCTTTCTTGTGGCGAATTTTGAAGGGCTTGAGCAGCACATGGCCGACAAGCATTACAGAGTAATTACACATACATCATTGGCAGCAGATGAACTACATGATATAACAAATGTAGAAGCAATAAAAATCGTTCCAGTTATCGAAGGCTCTGGCGCCGTTGGACGCATTTTGGCTGGAATTGCGCTTATAGCTATATCATTTTTCGTACCATTTGTGGCACCTATTCTTTTCGGACTTGGCGCAAGCCTAGTGCTTGGCGGCGTGGCTCAACTCATTACCCCAGTCCCAAGAGTAGGGCAAGGCGAAAATTCTACCTCCGACATAAAAAAGAGTTACAACTTTTCTGGCATACAACAAACCAGTCGCGCAGGCACACCGGTGCCACTTGTTTACGGTAAAACGCTAGTCGGCAGTGTCGTTATTTCCGCAGGCATTGGGAATGAAATAGAAGACCTCGGGGGTGGCGCAGGTCCAATAGAGATAACATATGCTGATGATTTTAGCTTCCTTACTGTTCCATCAGACATATGTATAGTTAATGAAATAATATGGTTTCTTAACGGCGCCGACAGCGGTCAAAGAGGTGAGGCTTTTTACCCTTCAGCGTTAGATGGAGGTAAAACGGTTTTTGCTATGATTAAATGTAATGATGGCACTACAATCACGACACCTCCCACGGTAGTACAAGTCTATACAAGTAACTTCAGGTACTGGCGGGCAAGAAGACTGGACTATGTTAGTGAGTGGTTTCCAACAGCATCTGGTTACCCGTACTGGTACACTCCGTTCAATGATCCTCCGACTGCCTCTAGCCCTAAATCTCAGGCTTGGTTCGGTGGCTCAACAATCAGAGTTGCATCTGGTAGCATGGGTGGGGTTTTGGCCGCATTGTGGGGCATCAGAAAGTCCGATAATACTATATTTGCGGTTTTCGGGCAATGGGTTGGTGGGGTAAGCCCAGAAGAGCCTTACAGCATTGGCGCACCCTTTGGATTTGAATTTAGTCAGGACGGCGAAACGACTGTCGAGGTTATAGAATTGGAAACCCTATGGGACGGTTATGCTGATGGGCAGGGTCCAAAAATTCCATAGGCAGTGCTCTATGAACCACACCTTGTCTCCCAATCGGCAGCATCTAGCAAGTACACGCTTAGCTGTTTGCGCTACCTGCAAAAACTTTTCTGAAGCTACTGGGCGGTGTAGCATGTGCGGCTGCTTTATGCGCATCAAGGTCTGGTTTAATGGTGCAAAGTGCCCAGCCGACAAATGGTGATCTAATGTCTTCTCCTTTTCCTGAACGGCAAAAAAATACTATTATTTCCGGTGCAGGCGGCAAGGGAAACGCACCGGCTCCACGCAAGCCGATAACAGACGAAGACAGCCTAAATTCAACGCAATACGCCTATCTGGTTGATCTAATTTCAGAAGGAGAAATAAAGGGTCTGGTGGATGGCTATCAATCTATTTTTCTCAATAATACTCAACTACAAAATTCAGACGGAACGTATAATTTCCAGGATGTAAAAGTATATCAACGTGTTGGCACTCAAACCCAAAGTTGGATTCCATTGGGAAGTGGGACTATTGAAGACGAAAAGCCAGTAAACACTGAGATACTTAAAAACTTTCCTATTGTAAGAAGCATTACAGATTCTGAAGTAGATGCAGTAAGGATCACGATAGCCATACCGTCGTTGCAGCGTATTGATAACGAAACGGGCGACACAAAAGGAACGGCAGTGCAGCTAAAGATATTTGTGCAGTATGACGGCGGTGGCTTTGCAGAAAGTATAGACGATACAATATCTGGCAGAACGCCAGATGAGTACCGGAAGCAGTATCTAGTGCAGCTACCGCAACGCGCTTCTGGAGCAACTGTAGACATAAAAGTTTTACGTGTAACCGACGATAGCACGGATCAACTTTTAAGCAACAAAACAATATGGATCAGCTACACAGAGATTATTTATTCAAAACCACGTTACCCAAATAGCGCTCTTGTTGCTTTTCGTGTCAACGCTCAACAATTTAATTCTATTCCGCAACGCAGTTACTTGGTCAAGGGAATCAAGGTACGAATCCCGAAGGGTGTTGAAGTTGATCAAGAAACAGGACGCATTGTTTACCCGCTCAATTTTGTTTGGGATGGCACATTGGGACCGGCAGTTTGGACATCCTGCCCAGCCTGGATCCTGTGGGATGTTTTAACGGAAAGCCGCTATGGTTTTGGCGATCACATTAAGGCCGCGAATTTGGATAAATGGGCTTTCTTTGCTGCATCAAAATATTCCAATCAGTTGGTTCCTGACGGCTTTGGTGGGCAAGAAGCCCGCTTTTCTTGCAATGCAAATATACAAATATCAGAAGACGCCTACAAAACAGTAAATGACTTGCTATCTGTAATGCGTTGTCAAGGGTTCTGGAGTGCCGGTGCTCTTACTATTGTTCAGGATAGACCATCTGATCCGGCGTATCTATTTACATTGGCCAATGTTTCTGAAGAAGGATTTGCTTATAGCAATTCAAGCCTCAAGACGCGCCCAAACGTAGCCGTAGTCAGCTATCTCGACATTGAAACACGCGATATTGCGTATGAGGTAGAGGAGGATCCCGAGCTTATTGATAAATACGGTGTAATAAAAACAGAAATTAGCGCTTTTGGCTGCACAAGCAGAGGGCAGGCGCGTAGGCTGGGCCGCTGGCTTATTTACACAGAGCGTTACGAAAAAAATGTTGTGACGTTCCAATCCGGCTTAGAAGCTGGACAGAAAATACGTCCTGGGCAAATCATAAAAATTTCTGATCCACTCTATTCCGGTTCAAGGCGTGCTGGACGTATCGCCGCGTCAACAGCCACGCAAATTACGGTTGACACTACAACAGGTACGGACCTTGGCGGAGCACCAGCAAGCTCACTTGTATCAGTAATTCTTCCAGATGGAGTGCTTGAGTCCCGCCAAGTTGAGTCAATTCTAGACGGAGTAATTACCGTATCGCAGCCATTCAGTGCCGCGCCAAACGTAAATTCACTTTGGGCGCTTGAAAATGAAATCGTAGAAACAACGCTATGGCGCGTACTTAGTATAAAAGAAGACGATCGCGCGCAATATTCTATAACCGCAGTGGCCTATAATCCAGCAAAATATGATTACGTTGAAGCGGATATTCCGATTGCCCCCAGGCAGGGTTTTCAGCTTAACGCACTGCCTGGAGCGCCACAAAATGTACGTGGCACAGAAATCGACATCAACCGCAACGGTACTATTGTTAAAAAACTTACATTTTTCTGGACTGCGCCTATTGGCATAGGACAGTTTAGGGTAAAATATCGCGCAGACGAAGACATATTTACAACCGCTGATGTTCAAGGGTTTGTTTTTGATGTTGAAAATCCTGTGCCTGGGAAACACCACATACAAGTATTCAGCGTTTCTCCCAGCTCCGGCTTAAGCAGAGCGGCTCGCGCAGAATATACCCTCGGTCCATATGTCGAGGCCGACTATGTTGCTGCGGGCTACGGGACAACCTAATATCTAGACAGCTGTGATCTGTCGATGACCGTCAAAAGCAAAACCGGCACTGGCCGCGTTGACCATCAACCTGGCAAGCCGAAGATGACCCGGCAAGGCCAAGGGAAGCACAGCAAGCCCAGTCATGGTCGCAAGAAAATGTGTGGCCAGGGACGCTAGGCTGCATCCATGGCAGTCACACCCGGCACTTACAACTTTCCCCTGAAGCGTCGGGCGGACTACAGCCTAATGCTGCAGTTCAAAGGTGGCACGGGGACTCCAATCAACCTGACCGGTTGGGTAGTTGATGCAGAAGCTTGGAACAAGGATCGTACTGTAAAGTACGCAGATTTTGCGGTCCAATATACAGATAGATCAATCGGCAAAGTCAAGCTAAGTTTTACGGAAACTCAAACAGCCACATTTCCTGATGAAGTTTACTATGACGTGTTGCTAACAAATCCATCAAATCTAAAAGAATATTACCTTGGAGGGACAATTTACGTTTCTCAGGGGTACACGACATGACAATCGTAAACGTTGAAGCTGTAACACAAACTATTGTTGCTACAGATAGCAGCGAAGGCATTGTTGTAACGGTAATTACACCTGGCGCACAAGGGCCACAAGGCCCAGCTGGAGCCGGGTTCCTTTTTACGCAAGGAAGTCCATCTACAACCTGGCTGATAAATCACAATTTAGGATTTAAGCCGGTCGTTCAAATGTTTGACGCTGGAAGTCAGGAGATAGAAGGATTGATCTCGCATCCAAGCCTGAACACCACCAGTATTCTGTTCGCAGTCCCCATCGCTGGCTTCGCAAGGCTGGTCTGACATGGCAAAGAAGATTTTTACCGACTTTGATTTTCAGTCGGTCAGCAAGGTCACGAATCTACCCTCGCCCAGTAATTCTGGCGATGCAGCCTCAAAGGCATACGTTGACAGCCTGGTAGAAGGCCTTGCTTGGAAAGACAGCTGCCGCGTCTCCACACAGGCCAACCTGAACCTGGCGAGCCCCGGCGCCTCCATTGATGGCGTCACGATGGCGTCACAGGATCGCGTGCTGGTGCGCTCGCAGAGCGTCGCTTCTCAGAACGGCATCTATGTCTGGAATGGCGCTGCCGTTGCCATGACGCGGGCGCTCGACGCCAGCACCTTTGCGGAGCTGGAGCAGGCCGTAACAACGGTGGAGGAAGGCACAAGCGCTAGCACAAGCTATCGCCAAGACCAAATCAATGGCACAATTGATAGCAGCAATATCAGTTGGGTTACATTTGGGTCAGCCGCACCAGCAGCCTCTGAGACGACTGCTGGCATCGCTGAAATTGCAACACAAGCCGAGGTCAATACTGGTACTGACGACAGCCGTCTTATCACGCCTCTCAAGCTTGCAAACTGGAGTGGCCGTATCAAAAAGTACGCGGTCGGCATTGGCGACGGCACAAACACAAGCTACACAATTACTCATAACCTCGCCACTCTTGATGTCACTGTTGCTATTTTCAGCAACAGCAATGGCGAAGAAGTGATCACTGATATTACTCACGCCACGATCAACACCTTGACGATTGTGTTTGCCACTGCGCCCACCTCTAACGCTTATCGCGTCGTTGTGATTGGCTGATGACACGCGAATTACTTACTGGTGCTAATTTACGCGGCCCGCTTGAAGTAAGCGGTAGCCCTGGAGCTGCTGGCCAAGTTCTGCAA